GCCACCAAAGACTTAAATGTCAGTCCGTTGGCCATACATCACATCATCGGTATCTCCGAGTCTCCATTTAGCGGTGTCCTCAACGCTGTAATTACGCGTAGCGACTTTGAAATCAGGAAACTTCATTTCTTTCGGGTTGAACGCAGCGTCATAGAACCGGCAGCGGTTGTTTGGCTGCAGGGCAAACTGACCGTTGTCAAGCTGAAGCAAGTTGTAACTCTTGTGGTCTTCGGCAGTCTCGCTTAACGTAAAGTCAGGGATGCGCGGGTCAGGGTTACAGCTGTCTAAGGTGAACATATATTCACCCGGATGCATCTTGCCGTCCTTACCGTAGAACTCTGCGCGTAGACCTTTAAGCAGGGGTTTGTCAATTACGGTGACATAGTATGACAACGCATCCCAGATCTCAAGCACATCAAGGTCTAGCAGCGGCTCATCACCGGGTTTCTTAGAGTCTACGGCGATAAAGGCGCTGATCGGCAGCTTATCGTAAAGAGCGCCGTAAGTTGGTAAGTAAGTCTCAAAGCGGAACGCTTGGCCACGTATCGCTTTGACGCTGCACCATATACCTTCAACAAACTCACCATGGTGAGACTGATGATCGTAGAGATACTCAGCGCGAACATAGACCTTTAGCGGGGGGAGGGGGCAAACTAGGTTCATCAGAAGTTCTCATCATAGAATTTACGGAGCAGAGGCGCTAAATCTTTGGTGTCAAACTCTCCACCTTCAGCACCGTCGACTTCGCCTATCCAAACCTTGTCACCACCGGGTATGGGGCCGGGTGAAATGAACATGTCGCCAATTCTAATATGCCATGGGCATAAGGGTTGATATATTTCCATATGTGTCCTCTCAATCACTAGCGTTTTCAATCAACAATTCAATTATTTCTTGATCATCTTTGGGTGTGATCTTCTTCTCAAGCCACGGTGCGGGTCGACCTCGGCGGTCATACACCTGATATTCAACGCCGGACCAACCGCCGTAATAATCCCAATCGCTGGGGCAGTTGTGGGGGTTACCCCGGTAGGGTCGCTGGTAGTAACCGCCGGTCATCTCTACCAAGCAGGGGATACCTTGTATACGTGTTTCTATCATTTGTAGCGTACCTCATATAGCCAACGTGCCATAAGGAGCGCCTCGGCACGATCTGCATGCTTCTTAAGGTTCAACGGTGCCTCGGGGAACATGCGAACCGCTAACGCTCTGCAAAATTCTTTGTCACTAGTCAGTTTGAAATACTTCTTCCATTGTGCCGGGGTGACGTAGGTGAGTCCAAAACGACACGCCGCAACCACCGACCGGGCACAACCAAAGCTATCACCCAAGCTGAATGTTGAAGACGACCCCTGCCCAGGCATCGCGTTGACACGCTCAAGCGCAACAGATGCAGCTTTATCAGCCGGTGCGTATTGCCTGATCAGGGTCATGAGCCCAGCGGGGTCGACTTCGTTCTTTACGCTACCAGAGCCTTTGGCTACAATCGGCATGTCCAGCACCGCAACGTAGGCACCATCTTTGAGTACGCCTATAGCGCCGCTAAGTCCTGGGTCAATACCGATCGTAATCATAAGGCCTCGTAATGTTCGCAACCCTTACGCTGTTCATCCAGCGTCAAGGTGTGCCGGTTAAGTTCACAGACCCACTTACCTTCTTGCCCCGGCGTACACATGCTACATGTACGGCAATGGGTTAACGGTTCCACTTCTTTAGTGCAAACAGCTTTCATACTGCAGAACTTGCAACCGAAGCTGCTACCGTCATCACTGATACCAGCTGGACGCAACCGAGCCTCGGTCAACTTGACAATTTTCTGCCGCAGTTTCTTCTGTTCATCTTTGTCTTCGCGGATACGCTCAACATAGAACTGCTCATCGTCTTTGCAGACAGCTACGTAAAGAGCGCGAGTAAACCCACCCAACGCCATGCTGATTTGAACCTGCGCATAGTGTGTTGGTTTAGCGTACTGAACGCCTTTCTTGACGAGCGAACTGAAACTGTTCTTGTTGTGCGTCTTCACCTCAAGCACGTGCGGCTTATCGCTATCGGGAACATCTTTGATGACACCGTCCACCTTAGTGATAAAGTGTCCGGACGCGTCAATAAACTGATACTGCGCGCCGTCCTCCTGTTTGTCCCATACCGCGAAACCTGCGCGACGCAAGTCATCAATAATGCGTGCTTCTTGCAGGTGCCCCGTCTCAAATAAGCGAAGAATGCGTCCTTCAAACTGCTCACGAGCGAAACCTCGCCAGTCAAGCCATATTTGTCGGATGCACTCTTCACCTATAAAAGATGAGCCAAGCCGCCCGAGGTACAGGTCAGAGCCTGCTCTCTCTTTTTGAAAAGCAGCGTAAACGCGATTAACGATCTGCTGCTCGGGTCTAGGCGGGATGGCTACCATGGTTTAATCCCAGGGGTTAGCGGATTTAGCAGCGGCGGGTGCCGGTGCCGTGGCGGGCTTAGGCGCTGCGGCCTTAGGCGTGTCACCCTGATCAAACAAAAAGGCTTTAATGCGGTTGCTGTCAGCGTAACCGCCGGTGCCTTTCTCAATTGACACAGCAGCCCGGAACGGCTTGTCAAGCAGCTTGTCAGTGTCGTCGGCGTCTGGCTTACCGCATGCCGTAGCCCAAGCGACAAGTTGCTGGCGACCGATACGCTGCGCCTTTTCACTCGGGTTATTGATGTTGAAGTTTTGCCACAGCAGGCGACCTGAGTACTCGCCTTTAGCGACCTCAAACTTAACCTTGATGTACGTGCCATCACCCTTAGAAGTAGCTTTTTCTTCAGCTTCAAGAGCCTTCAGAAAATAGTCACCATCAGGAATGGGGTCGTAGCTGCCACCAGTAACACCGGTGTCGGGGGCGACGTCAGAGACGTCAAAACCAAATTTAGCCATGGTACTTTCTCCTTGAGTTATTTAGCGATGGGAATGAGTTTTTCGAGATTGGCAATGGTCATTTCAATCTCATCGGGGCAGTTATAGCGATTCTTAGCAGCGTATGCCGGGTTCTCAACGAAGTGAAGCAGCCGCTCGCCGGTAGTCACGCCGCGAGTCTTCTGGTTGTTGAAGCCAGTGTCAGACTTACGGATGAGAACCTTAAACGCAGCGAACGCAATCACGTCTGCCCATTCTTGCAGCAGAGCGTTACAGCGGTTAGGCAGCTTAGGCTGATAGCGGTCATACGGCTCAGTGCGCGGGTCTTCAAACTTGACGACCGCTGAGTGAGCGATGAGCACCACGTTCATACCGCGCTTAGTGCGCAGCACGTCCAAGCCTTGCAAAATCTCGCGGAACTCCTCAGCAACGAGCATTTGACCCTTACCGTAGGCAAGGTCTTTGGCGTCGTGAGACGACTCAACATTGCTAACAATCAGCGGCTCAATCAGCCAGTCAACCGAATCAATAACCACGGTCTTGAAATCGTGATCCTCTTTGATGAGGGTCTTGATGCTCTCAACCACTTCATTGATATTCGCAGCGCGAGGGAAGCTAGTCACGTCCAACGAGTCCAGACCATCTTCCGTACTGATGAAGATGGGGGCCGGAAACTGACTAGCCAGCGTACTCTTACCGATACCGTGTCCGCCGTAAATAACTAAGCGAGGAGGGATCTCCTGCTTGCCGTGGCGAAGTGTATCTTGCCATGATTTCTCTTTTGACATTTTTGTTTCTCCTTTCTGAGTTGAGGCGGTTAGTCATCCGCCGTTTCGAAATCGTCAAAATCAATCCCCATCTGACCGAAGTCCCAACGCTGGGGTACATACTGAAAACTATCACGATCCCAACTGAGCAAGTTAACCACATCGTGCTGCTCACTAGTCACAGCCATACAGACCGCACACAATGCCGGGTCGCCGATCATCAACAGATGATCACCGTACTGCCAGTCGGCCAACACGCGCCGCGCTTTGGCGATCATGCCTGCGGTGTCGTAGGGTTTGCGCGGTTTACCGAACACAGCCCTCAGTTGACCGTACTTTTTAGCGTCAGACAGATCCTTATTGTTATCGACCTGTACGACAAATACCGTTCTAGCGTTACCGTGTTCCATTTTTATTCTTCCTAGGCTGTTTAAGGGGAGGAGCGACCAAAGCGAGTTCCTCAGCAGTCAAGTAGCTTGAGCAACCAACCGCAATCGCAATCTTGATAGCTTCCTTGCGATACCATACGTAGTCAAGGTCTGCCGGATGAGCAACCTTGTCAAGCAATGTCATGCAGGCGCGGGCACCGTCTGTTTTAGGAACCTTGTTATTGTTCTTAGCGTAACGTATAGGTTCAAGCGCAGCATCGTTTGACTGATACCAACGAACGACCTTACCCAAATACTGACCCATCTGCTCACCACCACCCGTGACATTACGGGCAGAGATAAAATCACAGAATGGTGCGTTGCTGATCGTTTGCTCAAACGAGGTTCCGTCAGCCAACCACTGACCAACCGCATCCGAACAAACTTGAGCGGTAGGGTTCTTACGTAGAGATAACGGAGCATAAATCCCTTTCACTTTGCGCGAACGATCCGGCTTGACCGCGATGTAGTTGTTGACGTCCTTCATTGCGAGCACCCGATACGGGGTGTACTCAAAATCAAAACAAGACAAAACGCTAAACCGGCTGACCGCCTCCTTAATCTTGTCGTCCAAGGCACGAGAATAGCGTATAGCAATGCCGTCGGTGTTAGCGCTAAGGGTTGTTGCCCCGGCATGCTCAAGCCACTCTATGAGCATTAGAAGAGTAAATTGCCCCGTCAACGTGACAGCTAACATCAGATCAGGTGAGTACAGCACAGAGTACTTGCTCGCCAGCTTGCCGAATGTACCATTAAGCGAGATCTTGAGGGTGGCGTCAGTGGTCTTGTCACCGCTGCGCTTCGCCTCCATTCTACGCTCGTAGATCTTACGATACTCTTCAACAAACTGTTTACCAAGAGCCTCAGGAATGAACCCACACTCAAGAATGATGCTAGGGTAAAAGCTGGCTGCGTCAATGTCGGTGATGATGTCGTCACCGGCAACGTAGCAAACCTTCTTATCATGAACGCTATGAATACCCCCCACGCCAAGC